GTCTTGATGTATTGCCATGTAAGTTTAGCTTTCCATTCGTTGCAGACAACACCAAACTCGCCATTGAACTGTTGGTACTCCGGCGGCAATAAGGAGAAGAACTGATCAATGATCGCACTCTTCTCTTCGTCTAGTTGATTCAACACAGAATCATATGCGTCTTGTTCTAGTTTACCACTTTCAAAGTCCGCTTTTAGTTGATCTATCTTTGCGGTGTATTCTCCGGTCATACCTGAGATTTGAGAGACAATGCGATTCTGTTCTTCTTCTTCAAGTATCTTTAATACGTTAATTGATATACCAAGGACAGGTACACTGAAGTTGATAGGAATGACCTTTGAGATCATCTCTAACATCTTAGCAGGAATAAAGATATGGAACTCTTGTATCAACTCATTCCATGCGTCGTCAGCTTCCTTCTGCCAGTTGCGAACCTGACCCTTCTTCCAATACGGGGATAGAATGTCGGCGATCAAATCCATGATCTCTTCTACCTGATCAATGATGCCTTGTAACTGTTCTGTTATCTGCGCAATCTCGCCTTCAATCTGAGATTCTATTTCTGCTTGTATGTCAAAGTTCCGTACGTCAGAGTCTAAGTCTTCTACCTTCGCTCGCGCCTCTGCTTCTAGTCGCGTCTTCTCGGCCTTTACCTCTGCCTTGATGTCCGGCAATGAATCAATGTAGACCTGTAGTTTACTTGGTATCTGCGCAAGTTTATTGAACTCGTTAACGATATCGGCGCGGGTAGGTAGAGTGTTACCATCACACGGTATTTGTATGCCACCGATCGCAGGCAATGCGAGAGCGGGTAATGCAATACCAGCCAAAGACAAACCACCCGAAGCGAGTTTGCTAAGGAAGTCTGCGTCCTCTTTCTTAAGAGCGGGAAGGGTAGAATTAGGAACAGGTCTGATATTGAGTGTAGGGAGTTCTACCTCTACTATCGGTTCAGGTTCCGGTTGTGGTTCCGGTTCAGGTTCTGGCTCCGGTTGTGGTTCTGGCGTCTGCGCAGCCCATAAGAGTTGATCACCCAACCGAATTTCAATGATTGGTTCATCACCTAAAAACGCAACATAAGTTGACCATACCAGTTCATCACCCAGGCGGACTTCGACGATCGGTTGATCGCCAAGTAGAACGTTGTGATTGTCCGACCCGTTAATGACTGGCATAGGTGATGCCTATTACCCTGTGATAAAGTACAGTGTATCTGGATCTGGTGTCAATGCAGAATATTGGCTTTGGGTACCCGTCCATAGTTTAACAGGATTCCCCGAACTGTTTTGATTGTCTAACACTCCACTTGATGCAGCCAGTTCTGAAAGTATGGTTGACTCTTGAGTTGTCGCACGATTAACCTCTGACGTGATTTGTGTCTGTAGATCGCTAACAACAGTGTCGTGTCCATCTATGCGAGAAACCGACGCATCTAACTCTCCGTGAAGTTCATTAACAGCATCAACATTGTTCTGTGCAGTGGTGTTAAAAGAACCTGTACCAACCTTGGATTGGTTTTGGGTTACGGCAGTCTCTAGGTCTGTAGTGCGAACTTCTACCGCAACGATATCAGTCTCTGCAGTCGTCAACCGGCCGGAGTTGTTAGTGATGACCTGTTGTAGATCACTGTCAGCATTTTCAAATGCGGAAACTATTTCCTGAATCGTATCCAAAGTCTCTGGAGATGATCCAATGATTGTATCAACTCGACCTGTTACGACATCAACGTCAGTACGTAGACCAGCCTCGATACCTTCTGCACGATTCTTTTCAGTAACAACAGCAGCGGCGTTAACACCTTCTGCGGCAGTTGCACGAGAGATCTCTGCACTCAACTGTGACTGTAAATCACTTACGTCGTTGTTCACTAAGTTCTGTAGAGCAAGGATGTCCGAATCCGCATCAAAAATATCAAATGCGTTTTGATCTATATCTGTACGTAGACCCGCCTCGATAGCCGTTGCACGAGTGTTTTCTGCGACGATTGCGTCTGCGTTAATGCCTTCATTAGTGGTTGCACGAAAAATCTCTGCGTCTAACTGAGACTGTAGGTCACTTACATCTGTACCCACGGAGTTCTGTAGAGAGAGAATGTCAGAGTCGTTTGCGGTGACTTGTGATTGTACACTATCTACATCCGTACGTAACCCAGACTCTATCGCCGTGGCGCGAGCAATCTCTGCATCTATGTTACTCTGCAGAACAGTATCTGCAGCATCACGATCGGATGTTTCGGTCGCGAGAATGCCATCAGCATAAGTCTTGGCCGCCAACTCTGCAGCGTCTGCCTTAGTGGTTGCGTCTGCACTCGCATCTGCAAGCACCGCATCATCAGCTGTAGAGAACTCATTACGAATTGCAGCATCTACGGTTTCAAAATTAGAGTTAATTTTGTCAAATGCCGGTAGCATGGGTTCAATCACGGTACCGTCAATCTGTACTACATTTAATCCATCATCGGAATCTAGTTGTTGTATATTGTCTGTCATAATCTACCTATGAATTAAGTTTAATTGTGTCGCCTCTAAGAGTTACACTGGGGGCGGATACGTCAATAGAAACTGCAGATGTCACCTTAACATCTTCTTTTACAGCGATCAGTGCATTACCAGTGACGTTGATCTTAACGTTACCAGTCACATTCACTTCGTCATGACCAGCGACTACAGTGTACTTGTCGCCCAAAACAACGAGGCGTTCATCTTTTACTACTAAAGTTGTTCTATCACCTTCTTTAAATATTTCGTAGTTAGTGCCCGACCTATGTTGTTCGCGGATACGTTCTTTACCTTCGGTGTCGTCATACTCTTTGAAGTGGCCACGTTCAGTCTCATACACTTTATTGAGGGGATAGTTCTCTTTCGCCTTCTCGTTTGTGTCACCTTCTTTTGGTACTGCACCAATCACCATCGGTAACTGAGAGTTCTGTCCATCCAAGAAGATACCGAAAACCTGAGTACCCACTAACATGCCTAGGTTCTGTCCTTTACCTTCATGGATACCTGTAGTAACGGGTACAACTATCTGGGCCCAAGGCAGGTCTTCGTCTTTGATATTGTCATACACGCCAAACGCACGTACCTGTGCGCGACCCAACTGCAAAGGATCGTCAGCTACGTTAATGACCTCTCCAATAAACCAGCGGGTCTGGTCACCATAATAATCTATAAAGGTCTGAGGTATCATGTGATATCACCATTTGATAATTTAACACCAGAAAATGTTAGTGTATATTCACGTGGAGTGAATGAATGTTTACAGGCAAATATAAGATAGTCGCCAGATTTCTTTTTATCAAACCGATCTGTAGGATCTCCGACCTTGGTATTACGTAAAACTTTTACTCTTAACTTATTTCCTATGGTTACATTATAATCACCGTATAAGAAATCTACCCCATGAACGATGAAGGCGACAGGGTCTGTCGTCAACAATCTAGAAAATGTACGTGAACGTTCATTCAATCTATAGTCGCCAGTTTCTGTTTCTTCGGATATAGATTTCTTATCATCGAAAACCTTTGAACTGCCTACTCGTGTAATTTTTCTTGAGTTGATAGTTGAAGTTGACCAATCATATCGATACTTATCATATATTGGCAATCTTCCCTTTTCAACAATGCCGTCTTCTTCGAGTGTCTCGATTACGTCAGTCTCAATATCAAAAAGAAACCTATTAAATTTCTTCTTGTACTTTTGTTCTAAAGAAGTACCCTCTCCTAGAGCTTCTAAAGAAGTAACCTCTTCTAGAGCTTCTAAAGAAGTAACCTCTTCTAGAGAAGTATCTTCTTCTTCTTCTTTTATTTTTTTTATCGTATCAATATATTGATATTCCGATCCTAAAAGTCCCTTGTCAATTAAATTATACATGTCATAACTATCTTTAGACTGCATAGCCATAATCACTCTACGTCTATCGCCCGCTGATGGAGACCCTATCTGAGATTCATAATACGTATATTCTCTTCCCTTTTTTGGGTTCATCACGGGAGCCGTCAAAAGACTCTGTAAATCAACGAAGTTTAAATTCTCATCTATTAAAGTAGAATAGAGATAGAAAGGATATCCCTTTACTGTAGTGGTTCTATTTTTAATCCAACACATTGCATCAATGGGCGTTAGGTTGGGGACGATGACTTTTATACTCTGTTGGTCTTTGTCTATTGGTCTATTTACTTCCATATCAAAAAACTCAGAAGATATATCCTCAATAATAGAGGAAGGCTTACCGCTATAACACCTGTTCAAGTTGATCAAATTAGATAAAAATCCGATGTCTTCTATTAGGTGTATAGCAAAAAATTCTTCGTTGTCAGAAACTTTGTTTGATGATGAAATTTTATCAATATAGAAAACCTTTTCGACAGGAACAGCATTCTCCATATTTGACTGTAGTACAATTGTTATTTTCTCGCCGCCGCTTATATTCAAAACACCAACAACGTCCTGAATATCTACAAAACCAAGCAGAGCTGTAACATACGGTTTATCTAGATGTTCAAATACATCTAGGTCAGTGACAACACCAGATATGTCCACCTTTTCAGAATGTTGACTATGAATAAAAACAGATTTTATTGACACCGAATCAACAGATTCGGGCGGTGACGGATTTACCTCGCTCATTGTGTACTAATAGCCTCTCTGAATAATTGAACAACCCTGTTCATTGCAGTTGGTTTTATTACAACGATTTGTCGTAAGTCCTCATTTTTTTGATTATAAAAATCTAAATTGGTAACCTCAACATAAGTTAGTTGGTCTGGTAAGTCAGACTTGTTTCTGTACAACTCATCCTCATGTAAATAGTGGTGAGCTGATAGGTATTGAAGTTCTACCGATGTTAATTGAACGGAATCAACAAACCCTTGAACGTTGACAATGTCGGTTGACTTAAAAGAAGTTACACTAGTTGTTTCTATAACAAGTTGTTTTAAATCTAGGTCATATGATATGAGTTTTCCCGTAGCACCAGAGGGATTTCCGTCGGCCGACTGTGAAGCGACAACCGTCGATCCAACGACAAATGTTGAAGGTATAATATCCTCAGTAGACAATGTTATGTACGGGAAATCCTTTTTTGCTTTATTTACGATTTCAATATGATCAAGTGGCCATCCCTTTTCGCGAAGATGGTCGTTCATCATAAAAAATGTCCAGTGTAACAACGGGTTGTCATATAATTCATATGAAACATTATCCGATCTATCGCCGTTACGAATGTAGTAGTTTTTATAAAAAGAACTGTTTGTTTTTATTTCATCTAATATTTCAGCATATACCGAGATATTTTGTATGGCCGCTCTTTCTCCATTCGCGAATGTATATACAGATGAAGGAAACCTTTGAAAGTATGACATTAATAATTATTCCTTATATCCGTGCGAGATAATGTGACCTCTTCTACAAAGTTAAGTGTCAAATCAATTTCGACTGGTTGACCATCTGTATGAAAAGACATTGATGTTGGATTATAATTTGTGGATATTGATCGTAAAAAACAATCTTTTATTTTAGATCCAATTCTTTTATTTGAAGGTTCATGTTTCACTTCAATTCCAAACATGTCGGGATACTTGTATCCAGCACTTATCCCACCAGCTTGTATTACTTCTGGGTAGGAAAATTCTCTGAAATTACGAATAATCTTCTCAACGGTTTTAGATTCTTTTTGAGATCTGGCAATAAATTTAAAAGTAAAAGAAAATTCTCGCAAAGCAACCCCACGGAAGGCACTTCTAATATTAGGGTTGACAGTAACAGCTCCGGAGATCTGTGCAGCTGCACCCAACTCAGTCCCTAAGACCGGAACCTTACCTGCGAGTTGCGACACACCCAACCTAGCAGCATCTCCTGCAAGTTGTCCAGTAACTAAATCAACAAAAGTTGATGCTCCTTTCGAGAGAGCATCTATCACCTGACCACCGTTACTCATAACGGCCGCTGATGCTGCACCAATCTGTCCAAGTTCTGGCGTAGCAATATTAAATGAATCGTTCTGTTGAAACGAAATCGGCAGATACAATTTAATTTTAGGAACACCCTTTCTTGGTTCTATAAGTTTTTCTGTATAAACAGCGCCTGTGTCGGGCTCGCCGGCGCCGGTCGAATTGTCTGAACTATTGACTGTAGCCCTTGCGTTTTCTTCCGCTTCAGTTATAGCTTGTTCTTGTGACTTCCCATCATTTTCAGATGGGTCATAGTCTGCGCTATTAGCTGACTGAAGTTTCTTATTAGCCTCTCTATAGTCAATAGACGGTAAGTATTTTTCTATAACATCACTAAATTTGTCCACGAGACCAAACCCACTTAAACTAGCTCCCTTTACTTCCATCAAAGTAAAGGTTACACTAGCTCCATAGTAACGAGTTTCTTCTTCTAAAGGATACTTAAGATTTTCAGGTTCTTTAGGAGTTTCGTCATCCTTTTCTACTTCCTCTGTAGATTCTTCTTTTATTCTACTCGAGAGGGTAGACTCTTCTAATTCGCTGGTATCCGTAATCGTTAAAGGAGGCTCGGTAGTTTCTGTGGGCGATATTACTCTACCCGAACTAACTACAACATTTGGATCATCTGCCATGATGTGTAACCTATGTCTATAAATATGATTTAAGTATTTATACACGATTTTCAAATGAAGACCTACAAAGGAAGATACAAACCAAAGAACGCATCCAAGTATGTGGGTGACGCGAACAATGTCGTGTATCGTTCTATGTGGGAACGACACGTCATGAAATGGTGTGATGATAGTTCTGACGTTGAACAGTGGATGTCCGAAGAGTTGGTCATCCCCTACATCTGCGAGACCGACAATAAGCCTCACCGATATTATATGGACTTCGTCATTCAGTACAAGTCTGGTCGTGTTGTACTAGTCGAGGTTAAACCCCACAAACAAACAATGCGTCCCGAACGTAAGCAAGGGAAATCCAGAAACACCTTACTAAACGAGGGGATGACTTACATAAAGAACCAATCCAAGTGGAAGGCCGCAAAGCAATATGCAGACGACCGTGGGTACCACTTTGAGATTTGGACAGAGAACGAACTCACCGCTATGGGTATTATGCCTAAGCCATTACGATCCAAGAAACCAATCAAGAAATTGCCTCCGTTCAGAAAAAAGAAAAAACGCGTATAAATACAGTTAAGAATTTTTACGGAAGCGCACATGTCTAACATATTTCAGAACCTAGAACTGCAGGCGTTTCGTGCTGGGATCACTCCGCGTACCAAGGAGTCCCGTGAGTGGTTCAGAAAGAAGATCAAAAGTCTTAAAAGTATTAATCGCGAATCCTTGATGAAAGAGGATCCGCTGAAGCAAACAGGCAGAGAGATCATAGGTAGCATGTATATGTTCTTCTACGACCCGAAGCACAAAGAGACTTTGCCGTTCTACGACACGTTTCCATTAGTTGTCGTTGTTGGTCCAGCTGAAGGTGGGTTCTATGGTTTGAACCTACACTACCTTCCACCCATCTTACGTGCGAAGATGTTGGATGCGTTGATGGACATCACAACAAATAATAAGTTTAACGACTCAACTCGATTCAAGATGTCGTATGAACTGTTGGCGAAGACGGCAAAATTAAAGTATTTCAAACCGTGTTTCAAACACTACTTGAACGAACATGTACAGAGTAAGTTCGCGATGGTACCCGCACCAGAGTGGGAGATCGCAACATTCTTACCGACAGCTAAGTTCGAGAAGGCAAGTATAAACGCAGTCTATAAAGACTCCAGACAGAAGATAACAGACTAATGGCAGGCATAGAAGAATTAAAAAGTAAACTGATCTCCAAAGGTGGTCTGGCTATGAACAACCAGTTTCTGGTTAATCTTCCATCAATGGGCGGAGTAGATAGTCGTACAATGAATGTTCTCTGTAAAGAAGTGTCTTTGCCGGGAAGACAGATACTTACTCTTGACAGACCCATCGCAATGGTCCAAGAAAAAGTTGCTAATGGATTCTCAACAGAGGATGTGTCTATGACATTTTATGTTACGAATGACTATGCTCCCAAGAAGTATTTTGATAAATGGAAGTCTGAAATAATCGTAAAAAAAGACGACCATTTACATGTTGGATACAGAGACAATTATTCAAGAGATATTTTTATACGTCAACTAAAAAAACCTATCGCCAGATTTGGTTTTGATTTAGGACCATTAGATTTTAATCTAGATGTTTTGGGAAAATCTATATACAGTGTAAAACTGATAAACGCATTTCCAACGTCAATGAGTTCTATTCAGTTGAATAGTGATCAGGATCAAATTGTTGAATTTTCTGTACAGTTTTCCTACACTGATTGGGAAGTTATAAAGAACGAAAAGGATGGGTTGAGTCCAAGCATAGGGCTCAATCTTGGTGGTTTAATTTAAATTATAGGATATATCATGGCATTACCAAAACTTAACTCGTCGCCGTCGTATGGGATGACAGTTCCATCTAGCAAACAAAGTGTCACATACAGACCATTTCTAGTTAAAGAGCAAAAATCTTTATTGATTGCACTTGAATCTCAAAACCGCAGAGACATCGTTAGATCGATAATTCGCACTATTGAGTCTTGTGTTGAAGAAAAATTAGATCATGGACTAACAACATTTGATGTTGACTATATGTTCACAAAAATTCGTTCTAAGTCGGTGGGAGAAACATCTAAAATAAACGTTTCTTGTAGCGAGTGTAACGAAGAAAATGAGATTTCTATATCATTAGACGATATAGAAGTCACAACCGGAAGTGAAAAGTCCGGCACTATCATACCTATTACCGATGATGTGTCTGTCAAAATGAAATATCCAACGTATGATGAGTTTCTCTTAAATGAAAACTTATCTGAAAGTTCTACGGTAACCGAAGCTCTCATGCAACTAATCATTACTTGTATGGACTCCATTATGACCGAAGAAGAAAATATTTCTGTTAAAGACGAAACAAATGAAGATATAATGTCTTTTTTAGAGTCTATGACATCAAGTCAATTTGAAAAGATTTCTGACTTCGCCAACAACATACCCAGTCTCACAAAAAACATAGAGTTTAAGTGTCACTCATGTGGAACTGAAAACGATCACATATTAAGAGGACTCGACGATTTTTTTTAGTAAACCTCTCCCATGAAACGTTGACAAACTATTATCAGGTCAACTTCCAACTAATGAACAATTTCAATTACTCATTGGACGACGTTGAACATATGATTCCTTGGGAGAGAGAAATCTACTTAACACTGTTAGTGGATGATGTAAAAGAAAAAAATGAGAGGGCAAAACGGAAAGGTTTATAAATGTCTTTAGCTGATCTATCAGAACAATTAAAAGAATTAAATAAAGATCAAAGGGATTCTCACAATGATGTATATGACTACATCAGGGCGGTAGTTCACGAAACACCTAGTCTGAAACAATACAGACTGGAGTTGATGGACACTGCTGAAAAAATAAGGAACATCACGCCCGAGCCCGGAGATTTGTCCGAAGAAAAGAGTGAAAAGAAAGCATTTGATAAAAAAATGCTGGACACTCTAATGGAAATTTCGGCCAACACCAAAGATAAAGATACAAAAGGATCCGGAAAAAAACAAGGCGTGTTCTCAAATGCATTAGCGGGCGGTCTGGGTTTTATGGCTAAAGGCCTAGGCGCTGGTGCCGCTCTTGCGGGACTAGGTATTGGACTGGGTGCATTCTTTTCAGGGATTGCTTTGGCAGATGCTGCAGGAAATTACTTAAAAATAGATGGACAATCTCTTAAAAAACAAATAATCACTTTGAGTGAAGCATTCTCAGAGGCGCCAAAGGACGGGTTACTTATACTTGGGGGTCTTATTGCAGGTTCTGGTGCATTAGGAGCTCTGTTCGGTGCAGGGTCATCCTTTAGAGCAGGCGGCGGTATGGCCGCGCTTGGTCTTGGACTAGCCGGATTTTTCGGAGCTCTCGCTGTTGGCGACAAAGCAATGTCTTGGATGAATGTTGATGGTTCTAAACTCAAATCAATGATGATCAACCTCTCCGAGGGTTTGAGTGCATTCAGTGGTGGTCAACTAGTAGGTCTGGCTGCGCTTTTAACCGGAGCTGGTATATTTGCACAATTTAAAGGTGGAATAAAGGGGTTAGGATATGCTGCAGTCGGCATGACTGCAATTGGACTGGGTATTGGTGGATTCTTCGGTGGTCTTGCTGTTGGCGACAAAGCAATGGACTGGATGAACGTTGACGGTTCCAACATACGAAATATGATGATTAACTTGGGCGAGGGTTTAACGGGACTGACAAAACCAGACTATACAAAACTTCTTGGGTTTGCTCCGGTGGCTGCTATAGTTGCAACCGGCATTGCTATGTTAACAGGAGCAAAAGCAATTGATGGGGTTGGTAATTTAATTGATGGTTTTGCAAGTTTTTTGACCGGAGACACTTCAACCGTTTATGAAAGAGTTAGCGAAGGTCTTAAGCAACTTGAACAAGTTGACCTTTCTAAACTAGAAAAGTTTGACCCAGCCGCAAATGCAGTTGCAAAAATGACGATGGCTTTATCAAATCTTTCGGACACAAGCCTTAACTTCAGTCGGTCTAAAAAAGAATTAAGTGAACTTGGAGAATTGATGGCGTTAACACTTCCGATGTTCGATGCAATGTATGAAGGTGGAAAGGCGAATACTCCAAAGGGGAAAGAATTAACATTTAAACCGGGCTTAAAAAACATACCTAATGATACGTTCAGTAAAATAGATTCTGTCTTATCGGTAAGTGAATCATCACGACAGTCTACACCGACATCTTCTAGTAACGTGTCTTCTTTAGTAAAAGAAAGTAACGAGATGAAAAATACGCCTCCTGTTGTAGCTATCGACAACAGCACATTAAACAATGTTTCTAACGGCGGTGGTGGCGGGGCATCCATCGTGACCGGAAACATATCTACGACAGATCCTCAAGATCCATACGTAGGAACACGCAAATAAGAAAAAGGGGACTTGATGTCCCCTTACTTTTAGTTGGTAGAGTTTCTATCGAGTGACTCAATCAAGATCATTTTTACGATCCTTGATTTAGTATAAGACTTCGGTACCATCAACCCCAATTCTTCGGCCATCACAACTAATTGTGCTCTAGTTAATGACATTAAATCAGCCTGATCAGGTTGAGTAGGAGTAGTAGGAGTGGTAGGAGAAGAGCCTCCACCCGTAGTCTTTTCCGGTTTGCGTGATACTGATCGGTAGATCAGACCAAGTGCGACTAGTCCCGCTAGGACCAGAATAATCATATTGTTATCCATTTTTTAATCCTCCGCTGCCATCTGTGCGAAGTACGACAGGGTGTCGTCTTCTTCGGTCGCAACCGCTGCAGGGGCAGGAGCAGGAGCAGCTACGATTGTTGGTTCAGAAGATTCTTTCCAAGGAGCAGATTCTGCAGTCTGGGCGAGAGCCTCATTCTTAACAGTTGCGCCAGAACCTGTTGCAAGTCCCAACACAGTCTCCAACTTGTTCTTCAACTCATCATAAGTCTTAAACCAGTTGGCATCGTGTGCGTTAGGGTAGTTAGGTACTACAAACTCATTTAGATCGTACAACGCATTGTACACGGCTTCAAGTTGCGTCTCATCTGAACCTAAGTGTGCAGAAGGGGACTTGAAGTCCGACTTATCATAGTTACGATACCCAGCGACATTGCGGATCTTTAGTTCAAAGTCTGCGCCGCCCCAGAAGTCAAACGGATTGACTGGAGTCTCGCCTGGGAATTCTGGTTGCATCTGGTCCATGATCTTATCAAAGATCTTCTTACCGAACTCATAGAGGAACGTCTTGCCGTTATTGGCAGGGTTCGCAGGATCGTTGATCACTTGGATATTAGTGACGTAGTGTAGACGACGCTTCTGGCGACGTGCGGTTTCCTTGTCCTCTTCGATACCTGAGTTCA